ACCTGGTTGGCATTGGTAAAGCCGGTGATCTGCGCGATTCCGTAGCCGGCATCGATGTAATGCCAGAGGCACCCGACGCTGTAGTTGTTGGTGCCATCCGAGCGCACGTCACCCGGGCCGTCCCACTCCGAGCCCTGGTTGTGTTGCGGGGCATTGCCACCGCACAACACGTACGTGCCGCCGCTGGACTGCGCGACGCACTGGTAGGTGTTGCCTGCGTTGGTGCGGAACGCGCCAACCGGACAGTTTTTCTCGCCGGACGTCCACGGCTTGTTCTGCGACAGGTTCGAATTTTCGAGATATACGAACTGGCCAACCATTCCGCTCTGGAACGCGCCGGCGTTGCTGGTGATCGTGATGTTGCCGGTCGCGGCACTCGCGGCCATTAGCGACGACTGATCACCATTGACCGGCAGGAATGGCCCCTCTTTCGCTGCGTACGGCGTGATCTTGAAGCTGGACGCGCCGATGCGCTGGATCATCTGCGGCGGATAATTGGGGTGCGTGAGGTACAGCACGTCGGCCGACTGCGTGTAGCGCAGGCCCCACACGTCGGACGCCCCCCAGGGCGTGGCAATCTCCACGGGCGTGCTGCCGCTCAACACCTGGAACCCGTTCGAATAGAAGCGCGCATAGTTCGCGCCGAGTTCGATCACATAGGTTTGCTGGGTGTTGAACTGGAACGGGATCAACCTGACCTTTTGGTTGGTCTTGGAGGCCGCGATGTAGCGGAAGCCCGGCCGGTTGTAGACCCCGCCGAAGCTCGACACGATGAAGTTGCGGCAGGTCTTGAGGCTGGATGCGTAGCGCTCCAGGTCGGTGCGCGCGTACAGGCTTGGACTGATCTCGCCGCCGGTGAATGACGGCTGGACGAGCTTCATAGCCGCGCCGACACCGCGGGAGAATCGGGGCGCGTGTCAGGCGTCGACTCGTTGAGGTTCTGCGCGCGCGCGTTCAGCACCGCATTGCGGTAATAACGGCCGCAGTTTATCGCGATCTGCGGACCGGCCGGCGCACCGATGAAGGGACCGGCGGCTTCGCTCGCCAGCAGCCATGCGAGCGCATCGACGAAACCCGCGTCGAACTGCGTCGGGTCCGTCACGTCGAGCGTGTACACCAGGTACGCATTCGGCATGTCGGAGACGATGGCGCGTTGCACGGCGCCGGCGTTCGCGGTCGGCACGGACATGACTTTGAACGGGATCTTCGGGACGCCGATGGCGGGCCATCCGCCTTGATATTCGGCGCTCCACGGATAATCGAACGAATCGCCGTACAGGACACCGGCGAGCGTGGTGCGTGCGCCATCCGCGTCGCACACCTGCCGCGCCTGCAGGCAATTCACAGGGTAGGCGTAGACGTATCCCCACCCCGGAACGCTGACATTGGAAAGCGGCGCCAATGGGACGATCGTGGTCGCGAAGTTCCACGGGAAGTCGCGCAGCGCGGTCTGCCGGCTGGCGTCGTACCACATGCGGTACAGCGTCCCGGCCTTGCTCGTCTCGTTCGGGTCGCCGAGGAACTGGTCGATCCCGATTCGCGCGAGCGCGCGGTTGAAGATTTCGGTTGCCGAGGCCATGAGGATTCCCGGAAAAGAACAGGGCCGGTTGCCCGGCCCTGTCGGATCACTGTCAACTCATGCACTCAAGCCGCGGGCGGTTCGCCATCCGGCGCATCCGACGGCTCGGGCGGTGCTTCCTCGACCTTGACGAACCAGGTCGAGCCGTCCTTGAGCCGCTTGGCGTCGATGTCGAACACCTGCCCGGCGTAGCGGTAGTGCACGCCGTCATGCCCGTTTTCGAGCGCTTTTACTTTCACGGTTGCCATAGATCAGTTCCTCGATGGCTGTGGGTGAGTGAAACCAGCAGCGGCGCGAGCCGCTTACTGGACGTTGATGGCGGACTGGTAGATGCGGTTGAGCGCCAGCGTCGGCGTCAGGAACGCATCCACGGAACCGCCGGTGAGCGGGCCACCCGTGATCGTGTAGCGCAGCCCGACATAGCGGCGGTACAGCGCGATCGGTAAGCGGATGGCGACCAGCAGCGTGCCCGCCGGGCCGAACTGCGCCTGCGACAAGGCCGCAGTCGAGAACAGCACTTGCTTGTTGGTGGTCAGGCCCGCGTCGTCGGCGGTTTCCAGCGTGATCGTGAGCGTCGGCGACGTGCCACCTGTCAACTGCGCGTTGACTTGCGCGACCAGGTACAGGTCGCCGGGGCCGGAGCCGATGTCGATGTTGGCGTTCGGCGAGACTTCGCCCGCGTTGGCCGTGCCGCCCTTGGTGACGGAGAGCAGGTCGAGAACGTTGCTCGAAATCGCCGTGGCGGTGAGCGCCTGGGAGTCCGAGAACGAGGTTTGGGTATCGACGTACATGGGAGGTTCCTCGTGATGATGGGGTTGGAGATCGAGCCGCCAGCGTGGCCGGCGAGCCGATCAGCGATCAGGTCAGCGCGGTCTCGGTTTCGAGAATGCGATCGACCGTGCGCACCGGGATGCCGTTGACGCGCAGCGTGCCGCCGGCGCCGACGAAGCCGGGTTCGACCTTGCCGAACTGGTCGGCCGCGGCCTGGATCGACATGATGTTCTGCGACTTGTCGATCGCACCCACGGCCAGCATTTCCTTGACCGAGCGCGAGGCGTAGAACGCAGCGCGGCCCATGCCCATGAACGGGATGCGGGCGCAAGCCTTCACCATCAGCTTCGGCAGCCAGGTGGCGGCGGTGTTGGCCTGGGTCCCGGACTGGCCGAGCAGGTCGGTCATCGAGATGTTCGCGATGCGCACGACGTAGCGCCAATCCTTCACGTGCAGGCCGCACTTCCACTTCCAGATGTCGGCATACGCGCGGAAGCGGCCTTGGTTGGCGTCGAACGCGTCGATCTCGCCGAGGTCCTGGTGATACAGGCCGGCTTGCGAGCCCTTCGGGAAAATGCCGGTGACGGTGTTCTCGCCCCACAGCACCAGCCACACGGACGAGCAGTTGCCCGAGCCGCCGGCATTGATCACGTTTTTGGCAACCTGCGAGGTGCCCGTGCTGATGGTGTTGTAGCGCTGCGAGAGGCCGTTGAACTGCTCGGGATTGATGGTCGAATCGCCGTAGATGCACGCCTGCGCCATCGACTGGTTGATCGACTCGATGAACGCCTGGCCTTCGGACAGCCGGAACGCGTCGGTGTTGCCGTTGAGGTCGGCCAGATCCTTGTCGACTTCGGAGCGGGCTTCGAGGATGCCGCACGAATCCTCGATCGTCGCGCGCAGCGACTTCGAAGGCGGCACGCCCTGGTACAGCTTGCGCCAGATCGCGGCCGGCAAACCGGTGCGGATGGTGGCGCGGTGACCGGTCGGGAGGTTGCCTTCGATGAAGGGCATGTCCAGCAACAGCTCGTTGGTCTGCGCCAAGAGTTCGGCGACCTTCGAAACCTTGCCTTCGGGATCGATGGACTTGGCCCAATCGAGCAGCGTGACGGCGCCGGATGGAACGGTGAGAGTGCTCATGTCTGGTTACCTTGATGGGAAGTGGGGTGGTCAAACAGGACCGACGCGGCCGACTTCTTCGGCGCAGCGGGTGGCGCTGCGACAAACTTGTCGTCCGCGATGGCGTTGCCGATGCGATAGAACAGCCGGACGACTTCGGGGTGGTTCCCGAGTCCGGTCTGGTCCATCAACTCTTTCAGTTGCGGCGTCGCGAACCGGGCGACGGCGTTGCGGACGGTGGCGACGTTCGTATCGAACTTCTCGCCGCCGAATTCCGCATCCGCCTTCGATTCATCGAGCCACTTCTGAACCTGCGCGACCTGTGCGGCCTGCTGCTGGGCGACGTTGCGCTTGACGAGTTCAGCCGCCAGCGGCACCAGCTTGTTCGCCTGGTCGTTGGTCAGGTTCAACTCGCGTGCGACGGTCTCGAATTGCGCGGTGGTCTCGGGTTCCAGCGTCATGCCTTCGGGCGCGGCGAGTTCGTATTTCTCGGGCGCGCCTGCCGGTGCTTCGCCGGGCTTGGCGGGTTCGCCGGGCTTGGGCGCGGTGGTTGCGCCTTCGGCTGGCTTGCCGTCACCGTTGACGACCGTTGTGGCAGCAGGTTGTGCAGGGGTTGCAGGTGTCGCCGTCTGCGCGGGCGGCGTTGCAGCAGCCGCGGGCGTGGCCGGCGTTCCTGACGTTGCATTCGCATCGGCGGCGCCGTTCGTGGTCGTGGGCGCGGCTTGGGTTTGCTCGGTCATGGATTCCTCGGGTCAACAAAAAAGCCGCCTCATGGGCGGCTTGTGGATGGCCGGCGCTTGCGCGTCGGGGTAAATCAGGTCTCGGCCGGATCGTCGTCCTCGGGCATCTTCTCGGCCATGATTTCGGTGAACCGGTGCGGGCTCGCCTGCATGATTTCGCCGAACATCGTGGTGCCGATCGAGCGCTGGCCTTCCTTGAAGAACGTCTCGCTCGAACCCGTGAACGTGGTCTTGAACACACTGCAGATCGCGAGATACCGTTTCACGTAGCGCCGAAACTCCGGCTGGTTCAACAGGACCGCGATGTCCTTCAATTGCTCGCGCTGGGTGCGCGCGGCGCGCTTCTCGGCACGCTCGCGGTCGATGTCGGATTGCCTCACGGCTGCGGCACGCCCTGCTGCCCGGCGTTGATCGCGGCACCCGCGGCCCCGAGCAAGCTACCCGGCGTCGCCTGCGCGGCGCTCGCATCCTTGGCGGCCTTGGCGTACTGCGCATAGGCCGGTGCCATCTTCGCCATGAGTTCCTGCTGCTGCATCTGCTGCTTGCGCGCGCGGATCACCTTCACCTTGTCGTCGGACACAATGATCGAAGGCGGCGCGCCGAGGTCGGTCGCGAACTGGTCGATCGCTTCGTCGATGTCGACCTTGTCGAGTACCTGCGGGAACGCGGTCGCGGCACCGGCGGCGAACTGCAGCACCTGCTGGATCGAACCGACCTGCAGCGACTTCTGCGCCTGCGCCAGGATCGAGATGTACTCGACCCGCAACGACTGGCCGGCCAGTTCCTGCGGTGGCGGAGGCAGCAGCGGTGCGCCATTCAGGCGCCCATCCCAATACGGAGCGGAGGCCTCGACCATCAGTCCGAACACGCGGTCGATCAGCGGATCTAGCAGCTCGTTGTCCAGGTGTTCCAGCACCGGGCCGAGCGCGAGCATCTTTTCCTCTTTCAACTCGCGCGCGACTTCGGGGGTGAAGTGCGCGTCCTCGGCCTGCGAGAGCATCAGGAACAGGTTCGTGTAGTACGCGTCGCGGATGCGGTTGATGATGTCCTGCTTGTCCTCAAGCGCGCCCGAGTAATCCGGCGCGGTCTGGTAGATCGGCCCCAGCCCGAAGCCGCCCGCGGTCGGATTGGCGAAGGTCACCGTGCCCGGCAGTGCATTGACGCCGCTGTTGCGAAGGTCTGGACCGCCGACCAGCGGCGGGTCGACGTGCTTGTCGATCGCGAGCGCGAACTGCTTCTCGCGCACCTGCAGCATCTTGGCGTCGCCGAGCGCGTCCATGCCGGGGCTCGATCCGTACGTGTCATCGCCGAGCACGTCCCAGCGGGGTGCGAAGAACGGTTTGTTGTCGTAGCCCGACTCGCGCAGGAACTGCGGTATGCCGCGTTCCCAGTAGCAGCTTGACCACGCCTTGTTCTTGGCGTCGATGCGGCCGTACTCGCGTTCGCCGTTCGGCTGGATCATGTGCTCGACCACGACGCGGTTCTCGAAGTGCTGGCTGTCGTACTGCGATTGCACGTTCTTCGAGCACGCGTCATAGCCGAACTTCTGCACCACCTGTCGCACCGTCATTTCGACTTCGCGGTAAAGCGTGTCGACCTCGCGCTTGTCGTTGGTCGCGAGCCAGTACGAGCCGATCGTCAGCGGGGTGAAGCGGCAGATGAACGTGTCGTCGGCCTCGCACATCATCGCCGCGGTGCCGTAGTCGCCGAGTTCGCGGTACAGGTTCGGGAGCGACTGGTACAGGTTCGAGCGTGCCAGCACATCACGCAACCGCGACTCGACCGCGAACAGCCACAGCTTGACGCTGCCGACTTCCATCATCGCCGGGTCCGGCGTCATCAACCGGAACCACGGGCGCGACGGGGACGTGAGTCCGCTCATCATGCCCGCCGCGAGGGTCTTGCTCGCCTGCGTCGGTGCGTTGTTGATGATGCGCTGCGACTTCTTGACGCCGCTGTTCGTGGAGCCCAGCCAGAACCGCCCGGAGCGCGGCGAGATGAAGTGCTGGATGTCGCGCCAGTGCGCTTCCCAAGACGAGCGCTCGTTGCGGATGCCGGCGATGCGCTTGCGATAGCGGTCGAGCTTGGTCTCGACAGACGCCTGCGCCTCGGGTTTTCCGGTCTTGGCCACGGGATCAGGATCC